ACAATCAGAAATTAGAGGGGGAGTAAGAATGGCAGATGTAGCAAAAAGTAATGCACCAGAGTTTAAAGGTGCGGAGACACTTTATTTAATTGATATCCCACAAGCTGACGGGAAAACTACAAAAACGGTTCGATTTTATAACCAAACATCGGGTTCCCGATCAATCGAAGCTGGAGAAATTGAGTTGAAAACAAAGGATAAAAGCGGATCGGATTACGGAGATGTAACACAATCCGCAAGTATTGAAGGTATTTGTACAGAAGGTGACGAGGGTCTTGATTATGTAGAAGATGCCATTATTAATAAAATTCTAGTAAGAATTCATGAAGTTAACCTACGTAGTGCGACGGCTTCTTCATATAAAGTTAAATCAGGAACATACATGTTGAATAGCTTAGAGCTATCTCATGAAAATGAGGAGTATTCAAAGTATTCTATCGGTTTAAAATTAAACGGAAAAATTTCTAAAGGCACAATTAGTACAGTACCTAACGGTGCACCAACTGGTGATGTAGCTACACCTTCTACACCTGAAACAAAGTGAGCAATCTAGCTCGCTTTTTATTTTGAATAAAAACTTGGAGGGATTTAATAATGGCTGAAAAATCATATACACGTTTTGTAGTTAATGGAGAAGAATTTGAACTGAAATTTTGTTTAGAAGCAATTAGATTGCTAGATGAAAATGGTGGACCGATGCAGTTTGTTTCTCAAACGATGCAAGGAGGAATTACAAATTTCGTTGATGTGATCTACTATGCGTTAATTCATACCGCAAAAGGTATTACGTATGATGCGGTACAAAAAGAGATTGAAAAATTATTTAATGATCAAAAGCTAGACCTTGATGAAATTCTAAAATACAACAAAGCGGTTGTGCTGAATAGTTTTTTCTTCCAGAAGACAGTGAAGAAACTTCTAGCGACGATGACAGTGGAACAGCAGAAGTCGTTCGAGAACCTGTACGCATAAATATTGATGAATTGCAAGGTGAGTGCTTTCGTTTTTTTAATATGACCACCTTGCAATCTTGGCGTATCAGTCTCAAAGAATATCACATTATGCTCAATGGATATAAAGAACAATTACTGGATAAGTACGAGTTTGCAAGTGTACAAGCTTTGTTTAATCGAAACGCACAAAGCGACAAAATCAAATCATTAGCAGATATATATACACGTCCAGAAAGTGTTCGTGATATTGAAAAACAAGCAAAAGAGCGACAAGAAGTGGTCGAAAAGATTCAAAGAAACGAATCGTTCTTTGATCAAATAGAGTCGATGATTAAGAGTCAAATAAAAGAAGAGGAAGGGTAGGTGAGGTGAATGAGTCAGAACAAGGTAGAAACTCAGGTGATTGCAGATATTTCAAACTTAATAAGTAACCTTGGACAAGCAACGCAGGCTTGGAACACATTTTTTAAGCATATTAGTAAACCACCTCCAACACCCCAAACACCACCGCCACCAGCACCTCCACCATTACCGCCAGCGCCACCAGCACCACCGCCACCAGATTACTCGGGATGGCGGGCTAGATTTCAAGAAGTAGGTAACCAAGCAATTGAAATGGGCCGACGTGTACAGCAAACAGGACAAATAATGCAAAATGCATTCGGTCCTGCGGCTGCAGCGTCGGCTTTTGCTTTAGGGAGTATGATTCAAAAATCACGTGAATTTGAATCGCAAACCCGTAAAGCAGCTGTTTTAACTGCAGGTGATTACGGTCAAGTAAAGAAAGCGATTCTTGATATGGCAAAAGACTCTGTGTATTCAACAGGTCAGGTAGCAGCAGCTTTTGCTGAAATGGGTGCGAAAGGTTTCGATTCGGCTCAAGCAACCGCTGCATTACCTGGTGTGTTGAGTGCGGCTGCAGCGTCAGGTGAGGACCTGGGAATGGTTGCCGATACGATTACGTCAGCTTTAAATTCTTTTGGTATGGAAGCAAGTCAAAGTACACATGTTGCTGACGTGTTAGCGACCGCCGCAAATGCAACCGCTGCTGGTGTAGGAGATATGCAATACGCATTTAAATATGCAGCAGGACCTGCAGCACAGTTAGGGATTTCAATGGAAGAGCTTGCGGCATCTGTAGGTATTATGTCTAACGCTGGTATCAAGGGAGAAACTGCTGGTACAGCGCTTCGTGCATCGATGCTACGTTTAGTTAAGCCACCAAAAGCAGCAGCAAATGAATTAAAACGACTCGGCGTATCTATTACGGATCAACAAGGGAATATGAAGCCACTTTCTCAAATTATTGGTGAGTTAAAAACAGGAATGGAAGGTATGACAAATGCACAAAAAGGTGCGGCGTTAGCGACGATATTTGGTACAGAAGCTGTATCAGGTATGATGGCACTTGTATCCGCAGGACCTGAAAAGATTGACGCGTTAACACAATCCTTAGTGAATTCAGATGGCGCGTCAAAAAAAGCTGCAGATTCAATGCTTGAAGGATGGGCTGGAGCATTAACGAAGATGGAAGCATCTTTAGATGTTGCGGCACGTGCATTTACCGATGCGTTAGCTCCTGCATTAATGGTGGTAGCTGGGGTAGTAGAAAAACTAGCAAACGCATTTACAAAATTACCAGCTCCTGTACAGACAGCAATCGCCACGACAGCAGCTTTAGGAGTAGCGTTCTTAGTAGCTGCTACGGTTGTCGGAATAATGATAAACGCAATAGGAGCAACATTAATTGTACTCGGTAAATTGATTATAGGAATCGGAAGTTTAATCTCATTTCTTGGTAGTTTGGCCGAAGGGATAAGTATTGCGGTGACTATTTTTACAGCACTTATAGGTCCTATTGGAGTAGTGATTGCGATACTTGCATTGTTAGGCGTAGCGCTAGTTCAACTTTATAAGCATAACGAAACTTTCCGAAATGCTGTGAATAGTGCGTGGGAATCAATAAAAAGTGGGACAGTATCAGCTATCGAGTCTATGAAGTCTGCACTTGATTCTTTAGGAACGTACCTTGGAACGGTACCTGCAAAATTTTCGGCGATGGGTAGTGCTATAGGTACAGCTTTTGACGTAGCAATTGCCGTTATACAGTCAAAGTTCGTGTCAATTGGTCAAAGCATAAGTGGAGCCTTTTCTTCCACAATCTCCGGCTTAAGCTCGGCCTTTTCTGGGATAGGTTCTGCTATTTCACCAGTGATTGAATTTATAAAAATGTCATTTTCTTCTATCGGAAATACAATAGCAACCTTAACACCGCTGATTGTACGATTAGGGTTAACATTTTTAGGGGTTTCAGGACCTGTCGGTTGGTTAATAGCGATCGTAGCATCATTGGGGGCTGCAATTTTTAAATTAATAAACACAAACAATCAAGTAAAATCAGCATTTATGTCAGCATGGCAATCGATACAACAGATTTTTTCTACTGTGATTGCTGCTATTTTACCGGTTGTTCAGTCAATGGCTCAGGGGATTATACAAGCTTTTGCTCCTCTAGCACCAGAGTTTCAAAAAACAGGTCAAGTTATAGCGGAAAGCTTTGCTACATTAGGCCCCGCATTTGCGGAGCTAGGTGCAGCCTTTGGTGAGCTTGGTGCTACAATTGCAAGTCTTTTTGGTGAAATTGTACAATCGGTTGTGCCTTTAGCCGCTGAATTGTTTACTGGGTTTGGTCAGGTCATACAACAAGTTATGCCTATGGTTACTGAGCTTATCCGTATGTTTGCTGCTACAACTATAGAAATTATGCCGTTGATCGGTGAAGAGCTGCAATTTTTATCTCAAATGTTTACAGCTTTTGCGACTACAGTTTTACCGATATTCCTTCAGGCTTTTCAAACTGCATTCCCTATTATCTTACAGGTAATTCAGGCGGCGTTTAGCATAGCAGGAATGCTGATTCAAGGATTTGGCGAGGTTCTATCAATTATAGCGACAACAGTGATTCCGGTGATTCTTCAGGCAGTACAAGCGGTCTTCCCGGTAATAGCAGCGATTATTGCTGCCGCGATTTCCATTGCGATTCCGATAATTCAATTATTAGGCCAGGTAATCTCTGTCATAGCGACTACGGTTATTCCTTTAATTTTACAAATTGTCCAGGCAGTTTTCCCGGTAATAGTTTCGATAATTCAGGCGGCGATTCCCGTAGCTACTGCGATTCTTGAAGGGCTAGCCACAATAATAAAAGGCATAGTGATCCCGGCGATCCAATTTATTTTGTCGATTGTCCAAGCAGTTTTCCCGGCAATTATGGGCATAATCACCTCTGTGATTGGGATAATCACCAACATAATAAAACTTTTCACTTCGGTTTTAAAAGGAGATTGGAGTGGAGCGTGGAACGCGGTGAAGGGCATTACATCGAGCGTGATGTCATTAATCGGAAGTATAATCCAGGGAGCAATAAGCTTAATTTCTGCGGTCGTGACTAGTGGACTAAATCTAGTAAGATCTATTTTCTCTAGTGTTCTATCAGCTGTAGGTTCTCTAGTAAGTTCAATTTTTTCAGGTATAAAATCCGTAATTTCGTCAGTGATGAATGCTGTAGGTAGCATTATTTCTTCGATTTGGAACGCGGCTAAATCTGCAACGTCTAACATTCTAAGTTCTATCTATAACACAGTGACGCAAATTTTCAATAATGTGAAGTCATTCTTAAGTGGCATTGATTTAGGAAGCATAGGACGAAATATGATGCAAGGGCTTTTAAATGGTATAAGCTCAATGGCCGGAGCGATTTGGAATAAAATTACGGACATTGGAAATGGAATCAAAGATAAAATCTCTGGTCTTTTATCGATTCACTCACCGAGTCGTTGGTTCAGGGATTTCATTGGTGTCAATATGATGAAAGGTTGGATTAACGGTATTGATGCAATGAAGGGTGCAGTACAAAGAACTACAGAACAAATGACTGAGTGGATGAAGCCAGAGGCTATGCAAGTGGAGACAGTATACGGAATGCCAAGGGGACTAGGTGCTTACCAGACAGCTAGACCACAAGTAAGTGTAGGAAATAATGATACTAGAACTACTACAAATTCGGCCAATAAAGAGAGACAACCGGCGTATATCAATATACAACTAGGGAAACAAGAATTTAATAGATTTGTAGAAGATGTATCAAATGAGCAAGAGGCAATTAAAAAACGAAAAAGCGCGTTTTAAGGAGGGCTGAACTTGCTAATTTTTAATGGAATAAACGTAGAAAAATATTTTGAAAATAAATATGAAAAAGGGCTTTTTATGGTAAATGACATACGTGGTCGGGGTGTTCTAAGTGACGAAATTTATGAATTATCAGTACCTCGACGCGCTGGATCATACTATTTAGGAAAACGGACTCCCAAGAGGGTGATTGAGATTGATTTCTCCCTCAAGGGAGTCTCTCTTTTGGATCTTAGAAAACGTTTGGATGAACTAAATAGGCTGTTATATACAGATACCCCTGTAGAAATCAAATTTACTGACGAGCCTGAGTATACGTATTACGGTGTCAAAGAAAAAGCTGAAGAAAATCTAGAAAAA